AATCTTAGATCAACTGACGGAACTACCTATTTTAACTTAGATAGTAATGAGATTGGATTAAGTGACGGAGACGTTAGAGTTGTACTAAATACTACTAGTGGCTTAGTAGCCACATATAATGATATTACTCAATTTGATGCGGGTGCAAAAACTGGAAGAGGATACTTTAAAGGTGGCCATTTAACAGGTAGAATTGCCAGTATCCCTGAACATAACTATTCTTTTAATTTAGGAAACAACACATTTGCTGGAATAGAGGACATAACTATTACAATCCCAGCTAATTATACCTTTGATGCTATATCTATGGTTTTTCTTAAAACAGACTTATTTATCTGTGGAGGATATACAGATGTACTGGGATTATCGTCTGTTCCTCGTATGTATAAAATAAATGTACATACTAAAACAGTTACTTCTCAAGATATTACAGTTCCTGGAGCTTCCACTACAGATTACCCAGCACTATACTCAATTACTACAGACGGCTCTCTGCTTTATACGGCTATTATCGATGACGAAACCGAAGAAAGCTATTTGTTTAGCGTAGACCCGGACGACATGTCAACACATACACACATTCATACGCTAGCAGTTGCCGCTTCTATGTTAATATGTGATGGTAGTAATATTTGATCGTGTAATGATGGTGCAGCTACTTGAGACACTAATGCTCTTGAGAAATATAGCATAGCAGGAGATTCCTCTGCTACTATTGCTGGATTTGATGGGGTAATGTGAACAGATCGTATATTATATGATGGTACTTATATTTGAACAGCGGAACAAGGTACTTGAAATGGACTTCGTAAAATGGCAAAATATAATATTGACGGAGCGTCCTGAGATACCTCTCTTCCTGCGTGAGGAATAAAACCGATTTTTTATGATGGTATAGATGTCTGATGTTTTTATGGAGCATCACAATCAGCTAACCCTACATTAGCGCGTTTTAAGCAATCTGGAGATGTTCCATTTCAATGGCAATCATTGCTTGTATCTACGCAGGTAACTGGCGGGATATTTGCCGGAAGAAAAGCCTATTTAACATTAGCGTCTAGTGCTAGTTTAACCATATTTAATACAGAAACAGCGGTAGAGGAGGGCAGTATTCCCGTAGGAAGTGCTTACGCTGGAATCAGAAACGCTGTGTGAGATGGTGCAAATATCTGATTCCCTTCAACTAGTGGTGGTTCTGGAGAAAATTTAATTATTAGAAAAATACCAACTTAATCATGATAGCATATTTAGATTTAACAAAACTTAACACATTCCAAGCCGTTAGTGCTAATGCTACTATTAGTGGAACTATTAGCGGTATTAACTATCTATCTGGACTTCCGTTCAGAGATCAATTATTAAATACTACTGTAACTCTTGATAGTTTTATAAGTGATATACAAACCAAGGTTGATAACCTTAGAGATGGTTTAGAGCTTATAAATCCATACGTAACAGCTACTATTAGCGGGACTACTGTACAGGCTCTAACCGCGAGCGGTATGCAACCCATAGATCCGTTAGTTCGCGCTGTCATTGTAGTGCCAGATGCCACAGGCTCTGGAATATATACGGCTGCTGATTTTTATAGAACAAGTCAAAACTTAGTTGGTGCGCTGGAAACACATAGTGGGTTAATTACAAACCTAGATGCCGCCTTTGATGTATCAGGTAGTGATATTGAGTTAAAAAAAGATCTTACCGGAGGCAGTATACAATCTTTTAAGGGATTAATAGACCACTTTACTAATCATGCTTTTACTACGGCCGTGTCTACTGTTGTATATATTCCTTTATGTGGCTCTAATGTAGAAGCTGCTGGGGAGGCATATCAACACCGCTTAATTGCTCCATGGGATGGAAAAATAACCCAAATACAAATATGAGGTGGCGCGGCAGCAGGAAAAACAGATTTAAAAGTCTATATCAACTCTGTTTATGGAGGCGATTCGACACATAAAGCAACAGCAACCTTGAGTGTTATAAAAACTACGTACGATTTTACTTTTTCATCCGCTGAATTTGTAAAAGGTGACGCTATTAGTATAACTATGAATCCTACTAATGTTCCTGGCGATGTACAAGTTACAATTAAATATAATTTTAACACAAATTCTTAATTGCTTTTCATGTTTAAAGTTAGTATATTTAATTTTAAACCTTACTTTAAACACTTAACTAAATCAAAATATTAAAAAATTATGAATAAACTAAATTTAGAAGATAAACTAACTAACGTAAACGCCGCAATCGCAAAAATAGAAGCAGACGCTGGTAACGTTCAAAATCAAATCACACAGCTGCAAGAAACTTATAATATTCTTTCTAGACAGCACAATCAAGCTACTGGGCAAAGGGACTTGTTAGTACAACTAATTGCAGATGAAAAAAAGATCGAGGAAACACCAGAAGCGCCCCCAGTAAAAATACCGGCCGATACGGATAAATAACAATGAGTATTTGGGCAACATTATTCGGCGCCGGTGGAGATACTTTAGCTAAACCTATAGATGCTATAGGAAACGTTTTAGATAAAGTTCTTACCAGTAAAGAAGAAAAATTAGCAGGAGCCGCTGTTTTAGAGAAACTAAAGCAGCGTCCTGCAGAACTTCAAGTAGAAATTAATAAGCTAGAAGCACAACATAAAAGCAGGTTTGTTGCAGGCTGGCGTCCAGCAATCGGCTGGGTTTGCGCAGCGTCTTTGGCTTTTTATTTCATTCCTCAATACATTGTAGGAGCATATCTTTGGGCTAAGATTAGTTTAGCAACAGGAGCTGTTGCAGCTTTTCCGATAAGTGCGGATGGCTTGTTTCAATTAGTATTAGCTTTACTTGGTATGTCTACATTACGTACATATGAAAAAGTAACCAAAGTTAGTAAATAATGGATAAATTCTTTGAAGGACACGTAGATCCAATTGCAGGATCAAATAATTTTTCAATACAAATCGATAATCATATTGATAAAACTACATATATTTTAGATAATCCTGTTCCAAGTAGAGAAATTGGTAAAGTTGTTATTGAGTCTCATCTTTTAAAACTTGCGAAGAAACATGGTTTATTTACCGATAAACCTATATCAGTAAGTTGTAAGATAAAATAAAATATTTTTATGACTAAAATAATTACTTGTTGTAAACATGGACTTGTGCGCAGCGTAGCTTTGGCAGATGTGCTAAAATTACATTTTGAGCCAGTTGACGTAATACCACTAGGCCTTAATAGTAATTCAAAAGAAACAATTATTATGTTAGGAAATTGGGCGGATCATATAATCATAATGGAAGAGAGATACCGATCTCGCGTTCCAAAAGAACTACATTCAAAAGTCTTAGTATGTGATGTAGGTCAAGACGTGTACGGCAACTCTCATCATCGCACATTAATTGACATATGTTGGCAATGGTGTAGAAAGCATGTTGGAAAATTAGGTATAGCCGAACACTCAAAAAGAATTTAAAATTAATAGGCGTGTATAGCCATGAAGCTATGGCACAGGACTTCAAATCCTGATGCGGTGATTCCAACTCATCGCTATGAGGGGGCGGTACCTTCCATGCCTGCCAAAAACCAACAAAACAAATGTTTGACACAATTAGAAGATTTAATCCATTTGGAGAGCATGGTTCTCCTTTTAAAATTATAAACAAAATAAATGAGTTACCAGCTCATCCGACTCGCACCTGATCTAAGCGTTCTTTATCTAAAATAAATAAAATTATTATTCATCAAGAATTGGGTGATGGCAGTATAGAGGCTGTCAACAACTACCACATAACTCCTGGCTCAAACAATCATCTTTCTCCTAACGGGGCTCCTAAGTTTGCTTATCACTATGGTATTACAAAAAAAGGCGAAGTATGGCAGGCTAATATGCTTAGCGATGTGACTTGGCATTGTAAAACTCAGAACACAGCCTCTATTGGAATTATGGTAGTTGGTGATTTTAATGGACCAAACCACACTGGTACTGCCAAGAAACCTGCTAAAAAACAATTGCGTGCTTTAGAAAACCTCTTGAATCATTTAGTAAATAGTGCTAAATTAAACTTGGAGTGTGTTTCTATTTACGGACACTCCTCATTTGGGAAACAAAATTGCCCAGGAACAGCATTAGAAAATTTTATAATTAAGTATAGGAGATAGCCTCGTGAATACTATAACACTACAATCATTGGACGTGGTTGATTACATTGTGAATAATGAATTAGAAAAGGTAGCAGAAGTTGCTAGTACCTTATCTGAAAAAAGTAGAATGGCTACAATTCCTTCCTACGAAGATGAATTAGAGCGCAATGAAAAAGACTTTGCATTAATTCTTTGGAATCCACGTTCAGGACAAATGCGTAAATTCGCATTATACACACCAGAATTAGTTGAACTTAACATGGCCTTATTAGCATCTAAAGTTGATGAACTTCCGGAGGAAGTAACTAAGACAGCAGCTGCAAATTTAACCAGTGCAGCATACAACTTTAAATTAGAAGTTCCAAAAGAGTTAGTTAAACTCAGCTCAACTCAGTTTGTTAATAACATAGTAGATACCAGAAAGGTTACTCCTGTTATGCAAAAACGAGCTTCAATTTCCAAATTTGCATGGGCTACAGATGAGAAGTTTCCATTGGAAACTGATATGCATGTAAAACAAGCAGCAGCCTACTTTGAAAAGAATCATTACAGAATGCCAATGGAAAAGAAAGCTGAATTTATTGTTAATGTAATTGATGCTGCGAAAGAGAAAGATATTTCATTAGGTAAAACTGCTTTAGAAAAATATAGTTCATTACAAAAAACTAAATTTAATCCTGATTTTTACGATCATATTCAAATTAGAAAAGGTTATTTAAAAGATAATGACGAAGAATTAAAAACTGCGTATGACGAAATAATTAAAAAAGCCGACGAATTGGGTCCTCAAAAAACTGCAATGGTTTTATCAAAGGTAGATGAAAAAGCCAATCTATTAGGATCTTATGGCAAAGGTCTCGAAGATCCCTTCTTGTCTACTTTCTTAGAAGAAAAAGTTGCCAGCAGAACAATTGACGGAGTATCTGTTACACAAGACCAACTATCTGCAATACCTTCGGCATCCTTAACAGGTGTAATTGGCGAGGGACATATTGGAGCTCTAAAAGGCGAAAGCGGCTTAGATGTTTTAGAATCCTTACCAACTCCATTCCGTAGAGGAGTATTGGATTTAGTATAATGTTTTGGGAAACGTTAGTAGTTGTATATGTTGCAACGTTTGTAGTTAGTAAGATAGTCTTTTTATATATCTTTTGGAAAAAGGATTTTTCACGTCCAATAACTGTAAACAATAACATTCCAACATCTCTTGGCGAACCAAACAAATCAAATAAAAAACAAATGAATGAAATACCTGTTGAAAATTCTAGCTCCAAAAATATATCATTTGATTACGAAGTGGGAGAATCAAATCTCTAATGAAAGTAATAAGTGGAATTTATAAAATTTCTAATAAACAAAATAAAAATTATCAACAACATAAAGGATGGACATTATAAAATGAAAGCAATTGACTGTGGAACTGGATTTTTTGTTTCGGTGAATAATCAAGATATTACATTACAACGAAATGCTTTTTTAACTATAGATAAAGCTGTAACAACGCTTCGACAACTTAAAACACTTAATGTGCCTTATATAGAAATTAATAACAAACTACATATTATAGGACAAAAAGCCTATGAGTATGCACAAGTTTTTGGAAATAAAGATCTAAAACGACCTATGGCACAGGGATTATTAAATCCAACTGAGCAAGATGCTTTCCCTATATTACGAGAAATTATTTCCGGATTGGTTGGAACGGCTTCTCAAGAAAACGAGCGCATTGTTTATTGTATCCCAGGAAAACCTATTGATAAATCACAAGAAATTGACTATCATAAAGATGTATTAAAGCAAATTATAGAATCTTTAGGATACTCTGCAAGAGCCATTAATGAAGCAACAGCTTTAGGATTAGTAGGTTTACAAAATTCAGAGTTATCTGGAATTGCTATTTCATTGGGAGCAGGAATGGTCAATTTTGCCATTTTATATGCTGGAATGTCTGCTTTGACTTTTAGCATAGCTAAATCAGGCGATTGGATTGATGAGAACGTGGCAAGAGATTGTGGAATTACTAAAGCGAAAGCTCAATATATAAAAGAAACAGGAAATTACACAATAGATCCTGCCTCAACGCAGGAGCGTACAAGAGAACAACAAGCTATAAAAACATATTATGAAGTATTATTTAGATATTTGTTAGCTAATTTAGCAAAACAATTTGAATCGTCAAATATGCCTACTTTTCCGAAACCAATACCAATTATAATTGGCGGCGGCACGGCTTCAATAAATGGTTTTATAGAAGTATTTAGAGATCAATTTCAGGCAAAACAATTTCCTTTAGAAATAAGCGAAATTAAAATCGTGGACGAACCACTTACAGCAGTAGCTCGTGGTTGTTATTTAGAGGCTCAGTTAGAGGAGAATTAAGAATGGATAAGAAACAATTGCAACTGTATGAATTTGGAGCAGCACATCATGTAGGTACTTTCAATATTAGTGCCGCTAAAAACAAAAGTAAGGCACGAGCTACCTTGCTTGGCAAACCTGGTGCTCGTTTTATGCGAATAGATACTCCTAAATCTGGCTTTTTTAAGCGCAAACCTGCGTCACGTACCTACTATAAAGTAGTTTACGGAGATAAAAATGCAGTGGTCAAATTTAAACGTATGGAGCTGAAAAAAGAAGCAAGTATGGACAAAGCAGAATATGTATTCGAGAAACTAGCCGAAAGGGCAGCCCATGAGTTGAAAAGAAGGAATCCTGTGGCTGGAGATTGAGGTAATGCAATAGGAGGCGCTTTAGGTTTACCTGCCGGCCCATTGGTAGTTAATAAATTAAACCCTAATTTATTTAAGGGAAAAAGCAATACTAAAAAAATAGTAGGTGTTGCTTTAGCCGCATTACTTGGAATGGGTGTTGGAAGAAGACTTGGAGAGGAGATCCTTGGGGGCCCTTACGAAAAAATAAATAAACACTAGAAGCTGATGGTGGAAAAATGTTAGTAGAAGATCTTTTAAAAATAACAGAACCTCTGGAACCAGAGACTCTTGACTTCGTTGAACCAGCGTTGACTCCTTTAAAACGGGAGCAGATTTTAGCAATGACAGCTATTAGGCGCAACGACATGGTTTTAGAAGATATGGATATATTTAAAAATGTGGTCTTTCTACTTAACGATATGTCAGCGGATATCTTTATGTCCAATGTTCCTGAACCGGAATGGATATGGAAAGCGCTGATTATGCTAAACAAATTAAAACCCAAGTTTAAACTATCTTGGGAAGTTAAAGTGTATATTAAATACATATTTGACGATGAAGGATATAATTTTTATCCACCATTGTCAGGACTTGATAATCCAAATTTTGCAGCTACGAAAGCGTTAGCAGTACATGGCCCATTTCCGTTAGACGAGACTAGACGAGGTATACAGGCTGTGCGGTATTTAAAAATAAAAGAATATTTAAAACAAGTAAGGTAATAAAATGAGTAACAGAAGTTTTACTGAAAGAAATATACAAAACCCGTCAAGAAATGGTAGAGAATATCCTAATCCATTTTTCGATTTGGCGAGTTCGTATATTCCTAAAGACATAAAAGTATTGTTTAAGTACTGTAAAGGCTTCTTCTATACTAATGCCTTTTTGCGTAATGTAATTACTAAACTAACAGAATATCCAATAACAGATTTACTTTATAAAACAGATGTAGATGAAAAAATTAGAGAGAAATGGGACGAACTTCTACACGAACAATTAAAAATAAAAAGCTTTTTAATAGAAATCGGCTTAGATTATTTTACTTATGGAAATTCCTTTATTTCCTACTTTGTAAAACAAAAACGTTTTTTAAAATGTACTAAGTGTGGACACGAAGATGATATTAAAAACATAAGTTTTAAATTAAAAAACTTCGAATTCTATGGATCATGTAAAGAATGTAAAGCTTCAGAAATGAAGTTTACAGTACACGAAGAAGCTTTAGTATCCAGAAAACATTTTAGACTTTTAAGATGGTCACCACAAAATATTGACATAGAATATAACCCAATAACGGGTAGTAGCTTATACTATTATAATATTCCTAATAAAATTAAAAAACAAATAATATCAGGAAATGCAGCTATTTTAAGAGACATTCCCTTGGTGTTTTTAGAAGCTTTAAAAACTAAGAAAAGAATAGAACTTGACGAAAGTAATTTATACCATTTTAAACGTCCTACTCTTGCTGAAGAAGATATGGGTTGGGGTAAGCCTATAATACTTCCAGCGTTAAAAGATATCTTTTATCTACAAACATTGCGTAGAGGCAACGAAGCAATTGCTATGGAGCATATTGTGCCTAAGAAGAGTATTTATCCCGCTAACACAGTTACACTCGACCCATATTCACAATTAAACCTTGCTCAATGGCGTACTGAGATGGAAGAGCAGATTAAAAAATGGCGAGAAGATGTGAACCATATTGGCGTATTTCCTATCCCAATTGGTTACCAAGAATTAGGTGGAAACGCTCGTGCATTGTTACTTACTCCTGAAATGAAGTTTTTAGAAGAAAACATTATTAATAGTTTAGGAGTACCAATTGAATTTATTAAAGGTGGAGCATCCTGGACTGGATCATCTATCTCTCTTAGAATTATTGAGAATCACTTTCTTACATATAGAGAATTGTTAGAAGACTTTGTAAATCACTTCTTATTGCCTAATGCTTCTCGACTAATTAAATTGCCGCCAATTAAACTTAAATTTAAAAAGTTTAAAATGAGCGATGATGTGCAAGAAAAACAGCTTATGCTTGAAATGAATGGCGCTTCTCAGCTCTCCACTCCAACCTTACTAGAAGAATGGGGCTATCACTATGCTGATGAAATGAAGCTTACTAAAAAACATTTGGTAAGTACATTTGAAATGCAGGGTCTGCAAAAAGAAATGGACGCAGAATCAAGTGGAAAAGCTCAAGTAATTTTAGCCAAATATCAAGCACGCTCCGAAAAAGCGATGCAAGATGAAATGTTAAAAATGAAGATGGAGTTATTCCAGAAAGAATTAGAACAAGAATTTGGAGGCATACCTGAAGATGCGTTTTCTATTATAGATCAATATGCTATACAAATAATGGCCTTAGAGCCAGCTATGCAACAACAGACTTTAATGTCTTTAAAAACTAAGACACCTACAATAGCTGTAATGGTAATGGAGCGTATAAATCAATATCAACTTATGATGGAAAGTGAGGCACCTGCCGCACCTCCTATGAAGTCTAAAAGTGCTCCAAATGAGCAACAGCCTGGTACTAGGCAAAAAGACAAACCAAATACTCCTAGCTCAGATAAGAGTAAGGCACAAACAAGAGGTAGCGCATAATGACTATGGAAAAATATAGCACGTATACTGTGTATGAAAACACACTTACTGGTGAGCTTAAAAGAATACCTGTCGGAGAAGAACTTGAAAAAAGTGCTGCCGATGAATGGCGTGAATTGGATTACGATCCGGAAGGTGAGGAGAGCAATTAAATGGGATTCGGAGTTGGGGTACAAAAAGTTAGAAAGTTTATTATAGATTGGGAAGGTAACACAGACTACGAAGAAATACTAAACAATGAAGCTTGTGTAATATTGCGGGATGTGTTTGAAACAAGCAAATCTGGAGTATCAACTGTTACAGTTTGATATAGAGATGAGTCGGACGAATCAGAAGAATAATTGAGACTAATTAATAAACTATATAATCTTCACCTTGATGAAGATATTTATGTACTATGTTCAGGTCCTTCGGTAGATTATATCTCCAAGGACTTTTTTCGTAATAAGACGGTAATTAGTGTAAATAGATCTTATAGTGTGTTTGATATAGATATTTGTAAATATGTTATTTTCCAAGATTATAACGAAGATATTATAGAAGATGTTTTTAACTCCGCGGTTAATTTAATTATACCCGAACGGGCTGGCGGTCGAAACGCGCTGAAATCTTTTAAAGAATGGGAATGATTTTTTTTCGAAAGAGAGTTTCCTAATTATAACTCTGAGCAATTATTTTACTTCGAACATTTAGAAAATTCAGTAGGAGAACTTCCTAACAACTTGCCATGAAAAGATCCTAAGCATTTATTAATAAATAAGTGCACTACTAACAGTGCTTTACACTTGGCCGCACACTTAGGGGCTGCTAACATTATTTTAGTAGGACATGATGGAGGGTCTTTGGACGGTGAAGTGCATAGTAAAACATATTGAAGACAGGCTAATGAGGGTGATTATAGAGAAGATTACTTGGACTGGATGAAGGGAAATCTACAACTAACCTCAGAAATTAAAACACAGTTAATAAAGCATTTTAATGTAAATATTTATAGTTTAAATCCTTTTCTTTCTCTGGCCTTAGATGGCCATATATTAAAAAAGCCCGGTGATTAACCAGGCTTTTTATTTAAACGTTTAGAGCATCTCTTAGAATATTTCGCTTATCTTCCCATCGGAAGTTCTTATCAACATTTGCAATACATTCTGTATGCACATGTTTTTCCTCCCCGCTTTCTTTCCACTCTTGATAAGCTTCCTCTAATGCTAAGGTCATTTCCCACGGACTCACAACTGGGCGTAAATGTCCATTATCTCCAGATAGAGCTATGTGTCCGACATGGTTTATCATTTTTCCCGTATGTTGTAGCATCTCAGGAATAGCACTGTTTTTTGGTGCTATGCTTGGGGTTCCGCAGGCAGCAGCTTCGATTAGTGATAACCCACAGCCTTCTCCTAAAGTTGAAGTAATGTTGTAATTAGCAGCGTTGTAGTATTCATTTATTTCCTCTATACCAACTTCTCCGCCATAAATATTTCTAGCATTTACTCCAATTATACGAAGCATATCAACATCTAAGAATCCTGCATTAACTAAATGATTTTGTAGCATATTAGCTGGACCAGGGCCCATTGGGAGTTCTTTAGGCATCATGTGTAAATAAAGAAAGATATCATTACGGTTATGTACTTTAGATGCCACAATGTCGTCAGGAGGACACATGTTTAAATCACAAGATCGCCTATCGATCGGCATGTGATGTCCACATTTGCAAATTTTATACCCCTTAGCAAACATACTCCAGGCTAACATAGTGCCAGTAATAAATTTTCGAGGTTGAAATCTGTTTATGTTAATAACAGAAAACTTTCCAGTCCATTTAAACTGCTCTCTTAATTCACTTATTTTCTTTCTTGACAGTGGATAGAAATGCTCTGGATTAACTCCGTGATATAATTTATATGTGGGTTTGTTAACTATTTTTACTTTTTCTTCTACTATCATTTTAGCCCAATCTGTGTAGTAAATAAGAGCGTCGGACATTTCAAGCACATTTCTCCAAGCTAAAGAGAAAGGCGATCCGTCAGTTGGGAAGTAAGATATTATTTTAGCTTGGGGAGCTAATTCTTTTACTTTTTGGATAATTCCTGCAATATTAAAAATATCTTGAAATAGAAGTATTTTGTCTGGCTGTTCTTTTTTTATTAGAAGGGGAAGTCTTTCAAATCCGAAAGGATCTGCTCTGGTTATTGGGTAAACAAAATATTTACTTGTATCGTATCGTTTTGTTCCGTCATAGTTGATCCCTAGAATAGACACATCATAGTCTTTGTACATATCTTCGAGTAAGTTCATGGCAACATTTCCGAAGCCTGTAGGACATAAAAAGTCACACCAAACAAAAAGTTTAGGTTTGTTCATTAAATTTTCTGGTTTATTAAAAATAGTCTATACTTTAATATACATTATATCCATAACATAAGTCAATGTTCCTATAATTTTTAAGATAAAAAAAAGGAAACGGGTGTCTCCTTCTAAAATCGGTAATATTCAACTTGCACAAAATTTATTTTCTGCGTTCCCGTGACTCCCGCAGCTAGCTGCCGGACCCGCGGACTGCGCATTAACCAGGAACCCTTAGGCCTCAGTTCTTCCTGCTGGTTTGTTCGGAATTCTAGCTGGAGAAAAGAGTGCGTGGTTTTTCCCGGCCAAGGGACCATGGATCCTTGCGCACTGGAAGTGCCGTCTCTTCGAAGGCAACTTACGTCTCACTTAAGCGCTCGGGACTCCGACGGCGTCATCTCCGTCTCCCAGGTCAGCTCGGCGTCGTCTAGTTTTCAGCTGGCGCCGTCTAGAATTTGTGGGTCTCCTTCTGGGAGGGCTCGCTTCGTTACTAGCATGCGAGTTCCAGGGGGAACTTATTCTTCAGCCTTAGTTAGGAATTTTCGGCAGACGGTTTTCCAGTCGGTATCCCATCGATACCTATCAACGTTGCCGGCGCGCCGTGAGCTGCAGTGCGAAAACCCGGGTACCTCTAGATGAGCGTGCACGTCACCTCCGATCGAGGCCTCCTCAAATTTTGAGGGGGGCGAGGAAAAACATTCCCTGGGGTCTTACTCCTGTAAGACGGGGACACCCATTCGAATTTTTGAAGGGGTGTTCGCGCGTCAGGGTTAGACCAGTGGAATGTTTGGTTGTATTTATACAAATACGTATCGTAATTGTTTGTCTTGTAAAAGACTAGTAAACTGCAAGTCGTTTACCTAAGATTTTTTATGTTCTTTACTATAGTCAGCAATATCTAGTGCGTAACTGGTGCAGGATCTGTGTAGTCCTGACATTGTCGAAGAGTGAAACCTGGTTTCTTGGAGTGATTCATATTTTGCGAATAATTATAAAATAATTATTGTAACATTTGTGTCACGTCGAGGTAAACCATGGTGTAACTGTTCGGGACAGGCCGCGACCTCACCAGTGGAGAGACTAGCATATTCTGTTGTTTTTGGTATTATTTATCATACCTTGAAATACGAATCATACTTCTATCCTAAAAATTAGGAAGCGTCTAAAGAACAAGATTCTTATACCAAGTTTTTTTAAATTTGTTAAGGGTGTAGATAGCGAGGACACAGTGTCCCCGCTATTTGTGATTTACTAACATCAGTTGGTAGTAACCCGTAGGGTCAGTTTGATGTTTATAGGTATTTCAAATTCGAAACGAATTTGTTTGTTTCTCTAAATTAATAAAGAAACACTACCGTATATCTAAATCAGTTCTTTTTACGACATTGTTCTTTCGTCTAAAGATTGTTTAATATAACGTATTGTTAAGTTTTTCAAGTTCTTTGCTAGTTTCCTAGCCAAAGTTCCGTCACGTTTAAAGCGTCTTAACAACCATCTATTATGTATCTGAAGAAACTCTGCCGAAATTCGATCTATTTCTTTTGCTGTAATAACGGTATTTCCAGTTATTTCTGTAATTATCTTTGCCATAATTTATTCCAGTTTGGTGGTTTCGTTGCCGAAGATTTCCAACATCTTGAACATTTTGTACAAGCTTCCTGCAATTGAATTTTTCCGTTGTCAGCTGGACATGAGACTTTGATCGTCTGTCCCAGCTCTTTATCAGCTTTTCTCCTCTTTCCTATATTGAAAAAGGGATCAACTTTCGCTTTTATGTTTTCTTCCAATACTAGGAAGTCAGCTGGTAATCCAGTAAAACATAACTTTACTTTGTCTTGCCCTAAGTGGGACTTTATGTTTTCAAAATTTTTCTTGTTTACACTATCCAAACTAAGTAATAAACTAGTAAGATTATTTAGTTCTAATAAAGGTTTAATATGACTAATCATATCGAGTCTTGTCAAGTTTTTAGAGATAATAAAGAATTTAAACTTTAGTAGTTTTAAAAATTCAAAATGTTGGGAAATGTAATCTCCTGAACCGTATATTCTTATGGGTAGTTTGTTTAGTGGTAATAGTTGTTTACTATTACTTCTTCTTGCCTTATGGTATTCTTCGTTTATCTGTTTTGCAAATTTACTCGGGTTTTCAGTTGCCATTGCGTTATTCCTTTCTACTTTTCCTAAGTAGGCTGGATATATGCGCTCCATATTATCAACATAGCAATACTCACATGTTTGCATACATGTGTTTTTACGTGCGAAATCTATTGATAATATAGTTTTTTGATTTCGAGTAAACGCATTAGGCATTTTTTAGTAATGATTAGTATATGAAAGGATACTCCGGTGAGTGCTTTCTACTTACTCCTAACATATATTCTTTGTAATCTATAGGTACTATCATTTTAACAGTACCTCTTATCTTTCGTCCTATATTTAAAGCATGAATGATCCCGTCGTGCGAATCATCTTGTCCTGCTTTTACATATAGAATGCGATTTTCACTTTGCTTTTTTCCTGTAATCAAAGTGATCTTAAAGTGTTCCGCCATTCTGTTTTTGTTCCTGTTTTTTATCTGTTGCCATTTTCTCAAAACTTTGTCGTATCATTTTTTCCAGTACTTTTACCGTTATGTAAGCTATAGATAGACCGAATACTTTTAGTATTCGATTCATACTATGCCTCCTTAGTTATGAGTTAATTTTGGCTATTTGTTAGAAAGAAACTGTTAGCTTCTTTCAATAGTTGTATTATTTGTTTACGAACCACTTCTGTTTTATTTGTAACTACTAATCGACTTATCCTTATCTCTTTCGGCTTTTTTAAATAGTAATATCCGGGAGTGTATGAAATTTTCTGCTTTAGCATTTTTATAGGAAACGCAATACTTACAGCTGTGCAGTTTCTCTTTTTATACTTAAAAGCTTCGAAATATACCGGATACCAAACTACTGGGTACATTAAAGAATAATTACCAGTATTTGGATTATAAACATGTAAAGCAAGTGAAGGTGAAGGTGTTGTCGTTCCTATTCCTATACATCCTGCAGAGTAAATTCTTAATTCCTCTTTTTGAAGTTTTTGTATAATAGGGGTATATTGTGTTATCCATTTTCTCATCTTGTCACCATTCTTTTTTCCAAAGTAGGCAAACATAGGAGCTCTCGGAATCATACATCCATAGTTGGTAGTAGTAGTTATTTTATCTAAATATGTAATTTCATTTAAATATTGTGTCAGAAGTGCTGGTTCAATTATTAAGTCGTCTGGGACTCCTTTGAAATGCCGGAGAAGGCCTGACGGAATTTTTGTCCCTCTTGGGGATTTATTGAGTATATCCACTCTACATGACCTCTAATTACTTCTGATTCTTTTTCAGATATTGTAATACCTGATTTTTTAATATTATGAATTCTAGCTCTTAAGTTTTTTCTAAAGCTTTTAGCTAAACTAAGCTTATCATTTATTACTACACCTGTGACTGTCATACGTCGATGTGGTCTAGTAATGCGTGTTTTCTTGGTATTAACTAGTAGATTAGTTACCTCATCACCCTCTATAAGTTTTGTAATTGTTTCAATTAAGGGATGAATGTCATATTTACTGTCCTTGTGACTGAATGCCAGATCATCTGCATATCTAGTATATATTAGGGAATTTTCTTTTGCTAGTCTTTCTAGCTCTTGATCTAGTTTCCAACAAACTAAATTAGCCAAAGCTGGACTTGTCGGCGCTCCTTGTGGTAGTGCTTTGTGGTATGTAACCAGCTTTGCCATTGTTTCAATGTCATCTGCTGTGTATGTCCATTC